ATCTTTAGATTTCAGTACAGGAGCGAAAACTAGTAATATAACAAAATTCTAAGGAGAGTAGAAAATGATACACGGAGAAAAAAATATACCAGTTGATGAATGCTTTACTGTATCTGATCGTAATGGTAATTTGATAACTGGTATTGATAGTACTTCATTTACAGTACATGTTTATGATCCGACAAATGCAGAAGTTACTTCTTCTGTAAGTGGTTTCTTTACTGAATTGGGTCATGGAAATTATAAATATACATTCACTCCTAACTTGAATGGAGTATGGTATGTAAATGTAACTCACCCAACATATTTTCCTTGGGGAAAAAATGATGATATAAAAGTTGATGAAGGAAGCCAAACAGAAATTTACAATGCTGTTATTAGAACCCTTGGCCTGGTTCATCATAACATTTATATTGATAATACTAGCTATGATGAACATGGAAATATGACTGCAGGTAGATTAAGAATATACTCTGATGCTGTTTCAGTTGGAACAAACAATAATGTCATAGAGACATATCTAATTACAGCAGATGGTACAGAATGTGGCAAATTCTCTTATTGGGAACAAATCAAATTATAAAGGGGTATTAAATGTCTATAGGAATTGCAACTATGGGGTTATTTCGAGATTGCTGTGGTGGCAGTCCTGGTTTTGGTGGTGGTGCCCCTCCTGTTCATCAATATGAAGCAAGAGGTGAGGAGTTTCCACTTTATGTTAAAGTTATAAAGGTATCTATTAAGAAACCAAAAGATATTCCAGTAATCACAATTGATATTGGTACAGTAAGAAGTGAGCGCAAAATTTAGAACAAAATATAAAATTATTATGACGAGGACAAAGTTATGTTATACTTAAAAGCAGATGAACCAAGAACACTAACTTTTGAAGTGGATATAAAGGGTGTAGGCACAGCTGAGTTAAAAGGATTTGTACGTCTACTTATAAATGATACGGAGCATGGTTTCCCTATATCAATTGAAGATGGTTTTATTCAAGCCGACATTCCTCCGTTGACAGAAATTGTTAGATTAAAAACAATGGAAGATGGAGATATAATTCAAGCTAAATTACAACTGATGACTGACCAACATATATTTACTCCTTGGGAAGGTGAAGTAAAAATTAGTGTTCCTATGGGTATTAAAGCTAAACTTTCTAGTGAGGCAGTAAAATCAGAAAGTAGAAAAATGGTTGCTAAAGTTGTTGAAAGTGCAGAAGATGATTCGTATAAGAAAATCGGTAAAAAATCTACCAATGTTTCTAAAGCAACAGTTCAAGAATTTGATACAAGTGAAGAAAAAATGTTAAAGAAAAATCAAAGTAATTATAAAAAAGAGCTTATGGCAATGGTTGCTGATACTATTAAGCAAATGGATTTAGTGCCTGCTGGTTCACAACCTCAAACTCTTATGGAAGATGAAAGAACTACTAAAAGAAAACAAGTATCAAAGAAAATAACAGAACAAGCGAAATTAAATAAGGCAGATTTAATGAAGAAAAAATTATTGAATATCACACAAGAAGGCGTTTATAAATATATGGAAAATGCGGGAACTAAAAATCCTAAAATTCAAGAATTAATTTATGATCAAGCTGCAGCAGCAGCTATGTCTGCAAAACCATATAAGATCCTTCAACAAGTTGTTAAAATTCTTCAAAAACGAAAATAACTGGAGGTTTTAATTTGCCAATAAGACTCATTTGGAGACTTAAAAGAAAACAACAAATTATTAGACGATATTTTACAATAGAAGCAAAAAGAATGAAAGTTGCATATACGGGAGCGACTGAAAATGCCACAAGCAGAATTATTCAGGTTACGAAGAAGTGATCAAGGAACAGAAGGAATTTTTGTTTCAACAACCTTCTCATGTAAAACACTTGAACTTCCTTGGAGAAATAATGAGAATCAAATTTCTTGTATTCCTCCCGGCACTTATAATGTGGAAATCAGACGTTCAAATAAATTTGGTAAAACATATTGGGTAAAGGAAGTTCCTAATAGAAGTTATATATTAATTCATTCAGGAAATTATGCTGGAGATAAAACAAAAGGATTTAAAACACATGTCCAGGGTTGTATTTTACTTGGAAAACATCATGGTTTTTTGGCTGGACAAGTTGCAGTTTTAAATTCAAGAATTGTAGTTAGAGAGTTTATGGAACATATGGAATATGAACCATTTGAGTTACGAATACAAGAAGAATTTTAGTTATGGGAGGATAAGAGAATGGTAGGGTTAGATGTCATCTTGGGCGGTGTAACAGGATTGATTGGTAATGCTTTTACTACTTGGTTTAAATATAAAAATGCTAAAATGGATATTGAGCATAAAGAGAAAATGGTGAGTCTTGAAACACAAGCAATGGTTCAAGAAGCTCAAATGAATATTCAAATAACCAAGTCGAAAATTGAGGGAGAAATTGAACTCGCTGATTCTGCTGCATTTACAACTTCACAGAAAGTTGGTTCGGAAAAATTATTCCATGAAAAATGGATCGATATGATAATGGCAGGTGGTGAAAGAAAATGGACTGGATGGTTTTTTAGACTCATGGGAACTATAATTGCTGGAGCTTTTGCTTTAGTTGATTGGTTTAATGCATTTATGCGCCCAGGTTTAACAATGTATCTAGTTGGTTGCTCAACATATATAACATACATGACTTATACTATATTAGATAAAGCTGGTATTGGTTTACTTACTGCAACTCAAGCTCTTGGTTTATATCAACAGGTAACATCAACTGTTATATATTTGGCAGTGTCGTCCGTCACTTGGTGGTTTGGCGATAGAACTATGTCGAAATTTTTACAAGGTCAAGGAGCAAAACAGAATAAAAACTTGATGTCAAGTCCTACTCCTAAGAAACCGAATGGTGGAGCAGGCGGGGGCGGAAGTGTGGATTTTTAAAAAGAAAGAACCACCTCCACCACAACCAAAAGTGCCAGCGTGGGTAATACAACTAATAACTCCCATTATGATGACTATCGTTTTAGGACTAGTTGCTTTTATTGGAAATGGTTTTACAGAAAGTTTAAAAGATGTTAAAACTCAAGTAGAAAAAGTCGATGAAAGAAAAGTTGATAATGATACTCTTAGACTTATGATTGAAAATCAAAATATAGTAATACAACATCAACAACAAGAAGCTGAAAAACAAAGGCAAGATGATGCTAAAAAATTCGATGAAATACAAAAAACACAAACTAAAACATTAGAAAGAATTGAGGCAGTCCAAACTCAACGTGCTGTCAATTATAAAGAACCAGAGAAATTCGAATTAGAAAAAGATTTATTAACACCTGAAGAATTTGAAATATATATGCAAATGCAAGCAGAAGTAAGAAAAAAATATAAACAATATTTAGAGCAAAAAGGTAGAGACGTTTCTTGTTTGCCTGATTAAAAAGAAAGGGTTAACTAATGAATTACAAAGAGAAAGTTGTAGAGATATTAGAAAATAATATGTCAGAAAGGGCTTTTAAACTTTGGCAAGGTATTGATAGAATTGTGCCAAATATCTGGAATAAACCAACCTCGTCAACAGGAAAATATCACAAAAAATATAACGGTGACATACCGGATATCGCAGAACATATTTATCAGATGTTGTATGCAGCAGTTAAGATGTTAAAGGCATTTGATGCAATGCCAAAAACATCTAATGCTGATAAAATTTTAATGGCTGTTGTTCTACACGATTGTTTGAAATATGGTAATCTTGGGAATAGAAAACATACAGATAATCAACATGATAAAGCTGCTGCAGATATGATAGCTTCCAACAAAGATACATTTCAAAAGTTATTTAATGAAGATCAATTACATACTTTAGAAGAAGCTGTAAGGTTTCACAGCGGGATGTGGAGCACAGATATTTCAAAAAATGAAAACTTTGATTGGTCTAAATCTAAATTAAAAATGGAAACTTTCTTTGTTCATATGTTGGATATGTTAAGCACAGCCGATATAATTCAGACAGACGTGAGGGAATAGGTATGTCATGTGGACTTTCAGACTCTTTAGATTCTACAATTGTAGTCACTGAACTACAATTATGGTCACATCGTTTTGTGATGGGATCAACAGTAAATAAAAATGAAGTGCCCTATCCGCCGGAAACTCCTACCCATTGTTATCCTCAAGGTTCATTTATTAGTATGTTATTTGACGATAACTTTCCTTATGATTATTACGAATATTTATATGCTGAAAAACTAGATCGTCTTTCATGGCCATGGATTGTAAGACAAAGACTTTTAATATATCCAAGATCTGCTAAATATGTTGTTATAAATAATCAAACAGGAACAAATCTATTTAGATTACAACAAGATGATTTTACAATGTTAGATGCATTGCTAGCGTTTAGAATGGATTCAACATCCGTAACTGTAATTGATGATTCAACAACTCCTGTTAGTTTTGTTTATGATTCTACATCATTAACTGGAATAGTAACTGCTAGTTTAGATACACTTACTACAGAGTTATCAAAGTTAATATTTGTTTATTTAGATTTATGTGTAAATGCCAACATTTCAAATTATGAAGGGAATATACCAATTTCAACAAGCCATGCATTACAAACTATATATGAGTTGTACGTTCTTGATAAATATTTTGATGTGGTTTCTGCTCGTAATACTGACATTGCGCCATATTGTCCAAGGAGAGAAGAATAAGTGTCTATTAAAAATTTTAATGAACTATATTGGAAACTGTTTAATATTGCGGGCGGTGGGTCAGATACATCTGTTCCAAAGACACTTGATTCAATAACAAGATCTGATAGATCAAAACTAGAACAATACTTCACTAATGCAATAGATCAGATTGCATTTGATACAGAAGATTGGTCAAGATTAAGATCATTTTTTATTGATCTATTTGCATCACATCGATCATTGATAACTCAAGCTGCTAGTATATCTGATCCTCATTTTTTAAGTAATGAAGAATTAGATGAATTATTTAGAAGTTTTGGATATCCCGAATCTGTTAGATTAAAAAACTTTGATAATAATCCTCTTGAAAATAAAGTTCAATTATTTCTTGATCTTGTTAACTTATATAAAATAAAAGGTACTCCAAGATCTATTCTTGAAATACTTCAATACTATGGTATTCCTGAATTAGATATATTTGAATTCTGGCTACAAAAAGCAGATGCATCAACTTTAATATTCAAAGGAGATGTTATCGTTGGGACAACTATCAATCCAAGTCCTGTTCATTTGCCTTATGATCTTTTAACTGCAGGCGATCCTCATTGGATGATGAGCGAAACTCAAGTATTAACTCTTGATGCAGCAAATAAAATAAATCTTCCATCAAAGACTCCTTATTTTGCAGTACAACCTGTAGTAGAGATTGGAATTGAAAATTCTATATTGGTTAGATTTGTTCAGGATCAATATTTTACTTGGGAAGCATCGGGTCCTCCGAGAGTATTACCTCCACAAGATGCAGAGATAACAATATTGGGAGTAGTAACATCATTATTAGAATTATATTTATTAACTCTTTATTCATTTCAAAAGGATTATCAAATTGGTTCTGATATTACTAGATTTGCTTGCTATGATGGAACTAATACATCAGCAGTAGATATTATAGCTGAATATGAAGCAATAATTGCAGAACCAATAACAAGAGATAATAAGGATGCTAAATATCAACAATATATAGATCTATTTACAAGATTAAGAGAAGAACATTTTTTATATGGAACTGCTACTGCTGAATCTGTTTTGAATATCATTAATCCAGATTTGATTCCTGAACTCAATTCTCTTACATCAGATAATACTACAGTACTTAAATCTCTTTTAAAAGATCTTGCTATATGGGTAAGAAATAATGTTGGTTTTGGTTTTGTAAATCTAGGATATATTTTCTTTGGATTAAGTCAGTTATTTGAAGATCTAAAACCTGTTATCAATTTCTTTAAACCATATAGAGCAAGATTGATTGTTCTTGAATTATTATCATTTAAAAATCCTCTTACAGAAAGTATACCAATTGATGATTCATTGGATTTTATTGTCGATATTGATACATATGATTATATAACTGGAAATAGCCAACCTTGTTGTTCTGAAGAAATTGCAAGAGATGCCACTGCATATGTTTGTATCGATACAACTGCTGGAACTTACTATTCAAGAGATACATATGATTGTGGCTCTTATCATGACATTGGAGCTGTAACAGATTTACCAACTCCAATTGAAATTTTCATTGAACAGAATCTCTGTGATACATTCAGATGTCCTCCGGGTTGTACTCCAGAAGATACAACAGCAACAATAACATATACTTATGGAGAGGTATGTGATAGATTAGCAGGAATACCTCCATCTAATTTTGATGGAACATCTGCAATGATTATTGCTCCAGATGGTACAAACTGTGCTGAATATCTTCCAATGACTTGTAGAAATGCTCCAAATGTATTTTCAGAAGAAATTATTAACACTCTTGAAAGGATTGAAAATTTATTAATAGGTTCTGAACAGGTATCTGTTGTTTTTCCTGAACCACTTTCAACGACAGATTATATATTAAGCGTTAATCTTTTTAATGAAATAGATAATTCATTAGCATCTATGTATGGTATAATTGTTACTGAGAAATTCACTACTGGTTTTACGGTTCGTTTTTCAAGTCCTTTAGATAGCATTAATTATAAACTAGCTTGGAGCACAAATGTTAGCGCAACAATAACAGGAACTGATGCTCTTTATATTAATCAAAATACACATCGAGTTAATTTTGGTTTTTATTTACCAAATGATACTTATACAATATCAACATCTATATCAAATCAAGTAGATGCTATTCCATCAATTTATAATTTTATTATAACTGAAAGAGATGATGATGGTTTTACAATTAATCTATCAGATCTTGTCGATTCTACTAATTATTCACTTGATTGGAATGTATTTGATAGTACTTCATTTATTCCAAATGGTTTAATTAATATACCAGAAAATGTCGATAGTCTTATAGTTGATATAGAAGATCAAGAAGATGATAGATATAGTCTTGCTATATCAATTATAAATACAGTTGATACATCCGCATCTATTTATTTATATTTGGTTACACAGAAGAATACTAATAATTTTCAAATAAGATTTTCTGATTTCATTGATTCTACAAACTATTATATTTCTTGGGCGATAACATATCGAACAGAAGAAGAATTCCTACATAGACAAGAAAGTGGCTTTAGATTATTTGATACGATGGGTAGATTTGATTGTACCCATGGTTTCGATATGGTTGAAATATCAATTGAACCTGTATTGCAAATAGGTGTTATCTTACAAGAAAATGAAGGATGGTTATTACAAGAGGATGCCGTAGATATTTTGACGGATGATTATGGTATCTCTTTGTAATAATAGTTTCTATCTTGCCCCTTATATGCCCCGCAACAGTTGTAAACCCTTATCATTAGTATATTTCTTTATGCCCCTAATATGGTTGATTGCTAATATATTTAGAACAAATAATAAATGCTTTTAATATCTTAACATATTGGGGGATTTATTACATGTCATTTAAGACTGAAATAGCAAAATTAGCAGATACAACTGCTTTAACAAATAAAGAGATTGCAAAGATTGTTGGTTGTTCTATTAAAACTGTATTAAAATATGCTGGTTCCTTTGTTGAGAGATCACAGTCAAAGGCCAATTTGGATGAATCAGCATGGCAGATTAAAAAGAGTGTATTGCTTCCTGATATTCATTATCCTCATTATGAAGAAAGAGTAATGGATACTATCAATGAATTTATATATAACTATGAACCAGATGAATTGGTTTACATGGGTGATCAAATTTCGTTAGATTGTATATCAGGATGGAATAGAAGAAAACCATTATTGAAAGAAGGTCAACGATTAGTTAATGATTACAAAGAATTTGATGAATATGTATTACAAGTTCATGAAGATATAACTTCTCCTGATACTGAAAGAGTTTTTATGATTGGTAATCACGAACAACGAATTGAATGGTATTGTGAAGAGCATCCCGAACTCCAAGGATTAATCGATATTGAAAATAATTTAAAATTAAGAGATCGTGGATATAAAATAGTTAAATTCAATGATATTCATAAAATTGGAAAACTAAATGTCATTCATGGATTTTATTGGAATAAATATCATGCTACAAAAACATTAGAAGCATTTGAAGGTAACGTTGTTTATGCACATGTTCATAATCCTCAGATGTATGCTAAGGTTTCCCCGATTGATAGAAAAGGATATCACACAGCAACTTCCCTCCCCTGTATATGTAACATTAAACCAGACTATAAAAAGAATGCTCCAAACTTTTGGATCAATGGTTTCGGTATTGTTGAACACCTTCCAGCTACAGGATTTTTTAGTTTATATAGTATCATTATGGTAGAAGGTTCGTTTATGTTTAATGGCATTTATTTTGGAAAAGATATCTAACCAAAAAAGGAGCAGACGAATACTAATTGTCTGCTCCTTAATTGATTCAGAGCGGGGGTCATCCTTATCAGGATAGAGGCCGAGAATGACCATCTCAACACATCCCACTGACTTAGGCCCGCTCTGAAAATGTTTTATGCATAATGTTGATGATCGTTGAGCATATTGCCGACCAAATCAACACCACACATACAGCAATGATAACCATTGCTACGAACTGATGATCTGACACAATTTCGAGAATCAATCGTTGCCTTGCAGTTCCAACAGTGATTGATATACGTCTTCCTTTGCGGTTCTTCTGGCATCCCGCAAATGCACCCCCATTCCTCTGGAAATGTTTCGAATGGCTCTATGTCACAATCTGGACATTTCATCTTATTAATACCTCCTTTATAAAAAGATTAATAATGGTTTTCATTAATTGATATATATAGTAATTCAGAACATAATGATATATAGGTGCGTCTATATAATCCCAACAGACTTTAAACAAAAATGAGGTCTTAGTCTGTGACCTGTAAAAGGAGATAATATCATGACTTACAAAGATCAATTCGTCGTTGAAGTAAAAGCAGATGGCCAAATTCTACGTGTTAGAGACGGAGCTGTCTACCTGCCATTTGGGTGTGAATATTCCATCCTTCTTAAAAATCTAAACTCAAAAAAAGCATCAATCAAAATATCAATTGATAATGAGGATGTTTTGGATGGAAATTCCTTAATCATTAGTCCATTGGAGACTCATGAATTAAATGGATTTTTCAAAAGCAATGTTGTAAGAAATAGATTTCGATTTATTCAAAAGACAAAAGAGATTCAAGAACATCGTGGAGATAAAGTTGGAGATGGTTTAGTTCGAGTTGAATTTGCTTTCGAAAAAGATATGCCTGATGCACTTCAAACTATTAAGAAAGCAATAAAAGAGATCAAAGAAGAAACACACCATCATCATCACCATCAACATACTGACCTTTGGCCTAAAATATATGAAAGTGGTTGGCAGTATTTTAGCGATAATGATATGAGTTCATCTGGAACTCCTATCCAGTCAGTATATAGATCAACTTGTGAAGCAGACAATGTAAGAGGAATTAGTAGTCTTGGAGTTTCAGCATTTTATAATGCTCCTATTCAAGACGAAGGAATTACCGTTAAGGGTAATGAGATTAATGAACAATATCAATATGCAATGATTGGAGAACTTGAACAATCATCAGTAATTGTTATTCAATTAAAAGGTATGCAAAGAAGCTCTGGTGTTGTAGTTCAAGAACCTGTCACAGTTTCTAAAAAATTAGAATGTTCATCATGTGGAACAAGGTCTAAATCATTTTTTAAATATTGTCCAAACTGTGGTACTTTTTTAGAATAATTTTTAAATATATAGACGCACCTGTATATTTTAATAACCAATTCATATAAACTTTTAGAACAAAATAATAAATATAGATCCCTATTTATTCGGAAGGATATAAACGCAATGGAAAAAAAAGAAATAAAGACAATAGAGGTAGTAGCAAAGGACTTCTATGGTGAGAACTGTCTTGTCGATTCTGCGTTATCAAGACAATCTCAAAAAAGGAAACCAGAGGGTTTAGTAGAAATATATGATGTTAAAGATGATGGAACAAAACAGTTAATCAAAAAAAGCAATTTAGTTATATATCAAGGTAGAGAAACTCTTGCACAAATGTTAGTTAGAACTAATACTGTTGATGCAGATAGTAACCCACCTTTACAAGCTGTTAAGGGCGATAAGGATCATTATTTATGTTGGTTTGGTCTTGGACAAGGAGCTGCAGATACTGAATGTTCGCCAGGTAGCGGAGACGTATTTGCTCCAGAACCTCCTACAAATGAAGATATAGAACTTTCATGTCCAGTTATGATTAATCCAACTGATGCTTCTTGTGCTGATTATCATGTAATAGGGGAAGCTGGTTATCCAGGCGGTAACTGTCAAGGTACACTAAATAATTATCCTGCTACAGGTTATTATAAAAAACCATTAACTTACATTTCATTTGAACAGGATAATATGAATGATAACAAATGGATAGTTATCAAAGTTACAACAGTTATTGGATCAGGAGATGGTAATGGAATTAGTGTATCAGGCCAAGCAATAAATGAAGCAGGTTTATATACAGCAGCTTCAAATGTTGGTGGTTATGCTGGTTCTTTTGCATTATTTGCTAGAGTAACTTTTCCAACATTATTAAAAGATAGTACACGAAGATTACAATTTGTTTGGTATTTATTTGTTTAATTAAAGTTTTATATTAGACCTGGAGAAAGGATGATTTTCATTAGAGTAGATACGATTAGAGAAAAAAATAAACGGAGGAAATAAGATATGAGTAACGTATCTCCAGGTGTGTATAGTAAGATTATTGATCTTTCAACATTTATTCAAGCTGTACCATCAACAATTGGCTTTCTGTGTGGGTTGACAGAAAAAGGTCGTGACAATGAATTAGTATTTGTAGGTTCACGAGCTGAATTTATTTCTGAATTCGGGGAACCAGATATCACAGATTTTGGTAAAAACTTTGGACAAGGTCCATATATTGCATATAACTATTTAGGTGAGTCAGGTTCGTTATTTTGGATTAGAGCATTACCCGATGATGCTGCATATTCACATTTGAAAATAAGTTCAAGAATGGCTCCATCAGATACATCTGCAAGTGTATTTCTGGAATATGAAACAAGTCCAATTAATGATAAAGATGAATTAAGATCAGATTTATTACTTAGTGGGACGACACAACCTGTTGGAATTTTATATCCAATTGGTCGTGGTGCATATTACAATAAAATTGGAGTTAGATTAACTGTACATTCAAACCCAACTCTTAGTGGAATTTATGTTCTTGACATTTATGAAAAACAAACAGATGGTAAGGATGTAATTATTGAATCATTTGAAGTATCTTTTGATCCACGTGCTAGAGATAACTCTGGAGATTCTATTTGGATCACAGATGTTCTTGCAGTATACTCATCTGTTTTGAGATTTGAAATGGTTCAAAAAGTAACTGACGGAGAATTTGTTTATTCAGATGGTTATGATTTAATAGTAAGAAATTATGACAATGATATTGGTACTGTTACTGTTGATTTGACAAGCGGTTCTGCAACTATTTCTGATAACAAACAAGAGTTTGTAGATTGGGAAACTGATCCAGAAACAGGCAATGCAGAATATGTTGTTATTGCTAAAGATGCAAAAGGTAATGAA